GGCAGAACAGGAGATTGTTTCGGATGAAGACGTTTAAGCAGTTACGCGAAGCAGTCAGAGCAGCTAACCCTGAAGCTGCTGCTCTTAAGCCTCGCGCGAAAGGCGAGCAAGATTTCTATAATCAGCACACAAAAACAGTAACGGATTATCCTGTATCTGGTGAAGGTGGAACAACTACGAAATCAGCTCATCAACCAATGAATGCTGATCGTGGTCCTATCAAACAGGGAACGTCTAAGCTTGGTGATAAGTCTGGATTCAAAGGTCAGCAAACACCAAAGAATATCGCCGATACTGCTAGACAGGGTGATCTTAAGCCAGTTCGGTTGTCACCATCTGCTGTTAAAGAATCTGTATTCAAAGCTGTCACAGTTTCAGAATCAGAAGAAGATAGCATTTTCATTGGTTTCATGAACGGTGATTCTGCTACAATCAACGAAGATACTTATCAGGCAATTCAGGATGTGTTTGAACAACTAAGTCTTGATAATCAGAAAATTTTCCATACAGCCGTCAACGAAAGCGCAGAATCGTTTGAACGAATCTTAGACTTCGTCGTTGCAACATATGAGGAAGAATAAGAAATGGCTGCTGTTTCCAATAACGAAGGTGTGATGAACAAACACAATAAAGGTGGTTGGGTCATTGCGAAATTCCATAACAGTGGCGGAATCAAATTAAATGCCGCTGATACTACTACAGGCAGTGGTGTTCCTGTATGGGGAGCAAACTCTGCTGGTGAAACTGTTCGTTCAATGAATATCATTTCAGCCGATGTTAACTGTGGTGGTGCTAATAGCGTGTATTTTGAAATCAAACGCGGCGCAAGCATGGTTCTTGTTCTTTCTGGTCAAAGCTTTCATGATTTTTCAGATAGTCGCCTTATTGATAACACAACTGCTATGGCTACATCTAACGTAACCGTTACTAAAGTTGGTGTTGGACCATCTACTCTTATCCTCAAGTTGCATAAACAAGTAGCTATCACAGGAGGCTCGTCATACTAATGAAACTCATCTGTGAAGTCCACGAAGAACTTAAAGTCATTACAGAAAATAATGAAGTAACAGGTGAAAAGAACTTTTTCCTCGAAGGTATCCTTATGCAGGGTAACTTGGGAAACAAGAATGGTCGAATGTATCCTACTCCTATTCTTGCTAAGGAAGTTTCTCGTTATAATCGCGATTTCGTAGAACAGAATCGTGCATATGGTGAGCTAGGTCATCCAACAGGACCTACTATCAACCTAGAACGAGTATCACATATGATTAAAGAACTACGCCAAGACGGAGATAACTTCATTGGTAAGGTTAAGATCATGGACACACCTTACGGAAATATCGTAAAGAATCTTATGAAAGAAGGAGCCAAGCTCGGTTTCTCTTCACGCGGCATGGGTAGTCTTATTAAAAAAGGCGGTCTTATGGAAGTTCAGAATGACTTCTATTTGGCTACTGCTGCTGATATCGTTGCTGATCCATCTGCTCCTCACGCACTCGCGCACGGGATCATGGAAGGCAAAGAATGGGCTTGGAATAATGGCATCCTCGTAGAAAAGGATGTTGAAGAAATCAAAGAAGAAATCGAAAAAGTATATATGAGCTCAGCAGATCGTGAGACTGTTTTGCTTAATGCTTTCAATCGTTTTCTTAAGAAATTCTAAATAATGTCGTTTTTATAAATAAACTAGAAGATAATTCTATAACCCTGAGGGAGAATATCAATATGTCAGTTCAGGACACAAATGTCGATAAGCTCGACATGCAAGAAGCAAAGAAAGCGAGCTACGGCGTTGAAGCTGAGGTCGCTGAACCTACTGGAACTCGTGCTGCTATTCCAGGTGGTACTCAGAATACAGGTGATGCATCCAACCCCACTCAGGGTTCAGGCATTAAGCCATACACTAAGGTAGGTATGATCAACTCGATGATCGGTGCTCTATCTGGCATGAAAAAGGCAGAAGTGTCTTCTATGTATGATAAGTTCAAGGGAGACTCAGCTAATCCAATGCAGGGTTCTTCTGTTAATCCAAAGCAGCGTTCAATCGGTGAAGAAAAGCTTCCTCGTATGACTGCTTCAGATATTGAAATTTCTGACGATATCAAGGCAATCTTTGCTGGTACAGAAGTTTCAGAAGAATTCATCGAAAAGGCTGCAGAAGTATATACAGCAGCTGTTCTTGCTAAGGTCAATGAGCAAATTGAATCACTTGAAAATAAGTTCGAAGATTCACTAACAGAAGAAATCTCAACTGTTAGCGAAGGTCTTGTAGAACGTGTTGATTCATATCTTGATTACGTTGTTGAGCAGTGGATGGAAAATAACTCTGTTGCTATCGAGCGTGGTCTTAAGGCAGAAATCGTTGAGTCATTCATGTCTGGTCTTAAGGGTCTGTTCGAAGAACACTATATCGACATTCCAGACGACGCTGTTGCAGTAACAGAAGAACTCGCTGATCAGGTTGAAGTTCTCGAAGCTGCTATCAACGAGGAAATCGAAAAGAACGTTGAGCTTTCTGCTCAGCTAAAAGAATTCGAACGTGCATTTGCGTTCGCAGAAGTTTCAGAAGGCCTGACAGATACGCAAGTTGCAAAGCTGCAGTCACTTTCTGAGTCCGTAGACTTTGAAAGCGTTGATACGTATAAGAAGAAAATCGGAACTCTTCGTGAGAGCTACTTCCCTTCAAAGTCTTCGGCCGGGATTTTGTCCGAAAGCGTAACTCTCGATGAGGAACCAGTGGGCGACGACGTCGCTGAAAAGCAGGTTCCGGTTGAAATGGCTGCCTACATGAACGCGATCACTCGCGGTATCAAAAAGTAATTTTTTTAAGGAGAAATAAAATGCAATCTCTGAATGAGCAAATTCAGAAAAAGTGGCAGCCAGTTATGGAACATCCTGATCTGGCTCCAATCAAGGACGTCCACAAGCGTAGCGTAGTTGCCCAGCTTCTTGAGAATCAGGAAAAGGCTGCTCGTGAAGACGGTTTCGGTTCAGGCGGTTATCGTGCTCCAGGTCTCTTGGGCGAAGCTGCTCCAACAAACAGCATGGGTGCTTCGTCATCCACAGCAGCCGACGGTTCAATCGACACATTCGATCCAGTGCTTATTTCATTGGTTCGTCGTTCTATGCCTAACCTAATTGCATATGATATCTGCGGTGTTCAGCCAATGACTGGTCCAACAGGACTTATCTTCGCAATGCGTTCACGTTACACATCACAGAGTGGTACGGAAGCTCTCTTCAACGAAGCTAACACAACCTTCTCTGGTTCTGCTGCTGGTAATACTGCTTCACGTCTCGTTGTAGGTAACGCTACAACTGGTCGCGTTCAGGCTTCTAACGATCCAACCGATCGTGCTTCAGCTGCTACGACTTCTTCGTACACTGTTTCTACTGGTATGGCTCGTACTTGGGCAGAACGTCTTGGTGACGGTACTACAGCTGGTGGTAACTTCCAGGAAATGGCATTCAGCATTGAGAAGGTTGCTGTTAGCGCAGTTAGCCGCGCTCTTAAGGCAGAATACACAATGGAACTTGCACAGGACTTGAAGGCAATTCATGGTCTTGACGCCGAAACTGAACTATCAAACATCCTTGCTGCTGAAATCCTTTCGGAAATCAACCGTGAAGTTGTTCGTACAATCAACTATACCGCTTCTGCTGGCGCCCAGGAAAATACCACAACTGCTGGTACTTTCAACCTAGACGTTGACTCAAACGGTCGTTGGATGGTAGAAAAGTTCAAGGGTCTATTGTTCCAGATTGAGCGTGAAGCTAACCAGATTGCTAAGGCAACTCGTCGTGGTAAGGGCAATATCATGATCTGCGGATCTGACGTTGCTGCTGCTATGCAGATGGCTGGTGTTCTTGACTATACCCCTGCTCTTGCTAACAACCTAAACGTAGACGACACAGGAAATACTTTTGCTGGTGTTCTTAACGGACGTATTAAGGTCTATATCGACCCATACTTCTCATCAACATCTGGTTCACAGTATTTCACAATGGGTTATAAGGGTTCTTCAGCGTTCGACGCTGGTCTATTCTACTGCCCATACGTTCCTCTACAGATGGTTCGTGCTATTGGTCAGGATTCGTTCCAACCAAAGATCGGCTTTAAGACTCGTTACGGAATGGTTGCAAACCCATTCGCAACATCTTCAGCCGACGGTGTTATCGGTGCTCCAAACACCAAGGGTTACAACGTATACTATCGTTTCGTTAAGGTCACTAACCTTATGTAATCGAAAACTTTCCATGTGGGAAAGAATAAACAAGACGGGTTCAAACCGCAAACTGGGGAGCAGAAATGCTCCCCTTTTTTATTACTAAATAGTGTTATGAGCGCAGTAGATAATCAACCTACCAATATCAACTTCCTTGGACAAACGGGATTCCGCTTTTCTCTCAAGAGATTGCCTGGAGTTAACTATTTCTGTCAGGGTATATCTATCCCTTCAGTATCTGTTGGAGCTATTGAAAGCCCCACTCCTTTTGCTTTCGTGCCGCGTCCAGGCGACCGTATCACCTATTCTCCACTTTCTGTTAAGTTCAAAGTAGATGAAGATCTAAAGAACTATTTTGAGATTCAGAAATGGATTGAAGGCATAGGTCATCCCGATGACCTTTCTCAGACTCGTAAGTTGTCTCAAGACATCAATAATAGCCAAATCGCTGGATCACGTCAGGTTGGTTATTACACAACGTTCGTTTCGGATGCGGTTCTTTCGATTTTAACTAGCGCCAAAAACGTCAATAAGAATATCTTTTTCTATGAATGTTTTCCTGTTGATCTAACAGAACTTACGTTCGATTCTACGAACACGACTATCGAGTATCTCGAGGCTACGGTCACTTTCCGTTATCGTAAGTACACTCTTGAAGAGTAATATGACCCTTTCGTAACACTCTTATTATATCGTATATATCGCCATTCGTCAAGACTGTAATTGTATCTTGACATTAAGTTCACATTATGGTACTATTGCAATATGAAATTAGAAGATATCTACGATATGTGGGAAAGAGACGCCAAGTATGATGACTTGGCGCTCGACGTTAATTCCCTAGCAATCTCATCCCTTCATGCCAAATATAATCGTTTGCTGAGCGAAACGCGCAGTCAGCTTCGTAGTGCCATGATTAAGAAAAAGGCACATTTCAATACTCTACGCGAGTATTATCTAGGTAATTTAAATAATCCTGACGATTTAGAACGTATCAATCGTCAGCCTTTTCTTAATAAGGTACTAAAGAACGAAGTCAATAACTATATCGATGCTGATGGTGAGCTGGTGCGTATCGACGAACGTATTGCATTGCTTGAAGAAAAAGTTGAAGTTGTCATGGAAATCATGAAGTGTATCCACAAACGAGGTTACGACATTAAATCTGCTATTGAATGGAGAAAATATACGAATGGATTCTGACATCATAATCACTAAAGTGAATGAAGCCTGGATCCGTATTGAAGGCAACGAAGGTATGGTGCGTGAGATAGCTGACTATCTCACGTTTGAAGTACCTGGAGCTAAGTTTTCTCCCAAGTTTAAGTCGCGTGTGTGGGATGGGAAAATTAGATTATTGAACTCTCGTAACAATCAAACGTATGCTGGTCTTGCTAAAGATATTCAGAAGTTGTGTCAAGATCTTGACTTTAACTATAGTATCGCGAGCGAGCTCAACGAAACTGAGGAGTTTTCCCTTGCTGAAGCTAAAGAATTTTCACATACGCTCGGGCTCCCTTTTGAAGCCCACGATCATCAACTACGCGCATTTGCTATTGCTGTTAGGAGTAAACGCTGTATTCTGGTTTCTCCTACTGCTTCTGGTAAGTCTCTCATTATTTATCTACTGACGAGGTTCTATGACTGCCGTACTCTTATTGTTGTTCCAACTATTTCTTTGGTGCATCAGCTCTATTCTGATTTTGCCGACTATGGTTTTGTATCTGATGGGTTCGTCCATCGAATCTTTGGAGGCCAAGACAAACAAACAGATAAACCTATTGTTATCTCAACCTGGCAATCGGTTTATGAAATGGATAAAGCATTTTTCGAATCGTTTGACGTAATCATCGGAGACGAAGCTCACCTATTCAAAGCGCAGTCGTTGACGAAAGTCATGACGAATATGGTCAATACGAAGTATCGTTTTGGTCTGACAGGAACGCTAGATGGTTCGCAAGTCAACGAGCTAGTGCTCACGGGATTGTTTGGTCCTGCTGAAAAGATTATCAGCACAAAAGAATTGATTGATAGTGGCAAGCTCGCGACTCTTAAAGTCAAGGTGCTTATGCTGAATCATCCTATCGAAGAATGCAAGAAACTTGTAGGTGGAGCATATCAAGATGAAGTTAAGCACATTATTTCTTTTGAACCTCGCAATAAATTCATTCGTAATCTTGCTGTATCTCTCGGGGGGAATACGCTAATACTTTATGCTTATGTCGAAAAGCATGGCGCTATCCTGTATGATATGATCGGTGAGAAAGCTGGCAATCGTAAAGTGTTTTTTGTTCATGGTGGTGTTGACGGTGAAGAGCGCGAGTCTATCCGTGCTATCGTTGAGAAAGAAACCGATGCTATCATCGTAGCCTCGTACGGTACGTTTAGTACAGGTATAAATATCAAAAACCTTCATAATGT